CTGATTGCAAAGGCGTCCTGCTCAACAAGTTCGGCGGTGTCGTCCAAGATGTCGATCGCGGCCGCGCCCCCAACGTCGACCCCATTCGCTGCCAGCGCTGCCTTTTGGCGTGCTGCAAATTGCGCGCCCTCACGGCGCTTGCGGTCCGAGGCGTCCTCGCCCGCCTCAAGTGCATCCCTTGCCGCCTGCTCTTGCGCCTGCGCGGTCTGACGCGCGGCCGCGGCCTGTGCGCTGGCATTTTTCATGGTGTAGAGTGCGGAAACGCCCGCCCCGGCCACCTGCAGCGCAGTCGCGGCGCTCGCGAGCTTTGTGCCCACGGTCGCCCCAATCTTTGAAATCCCCGCGAAAAGGGTTGCCGGATCAGCGCACATTTTTTGCCCCCATTTCAAATTTTTCGAAGTTCATGCCGCCCACCTCATAGGACTCACCGGGGAACTCAAACCCCAGCCATTTGAGCCAGCGAATGGCCGCTTTGTTCTCGTCGGAGACCACATTCCAGAGGGATGTGAACCCCCGCGCCAGCTCTGCGAACTCAATTCGTGAGCGCTCCAAAAAACCGCGCCGAACTGCGGGATGAGCAACGAGGTCAGTCCCGGCAAGCCACGGGTGGCCAAGGGTCGAAAGGACGGTTGGCGAGATAATCCCATAGACAGCGATCATGCGCCCGTCGCCGGTCCGGGCAACACGAGGTTTAAGCGACCTCCGCAAAAGCTTCGACAGTTCGGGCCGCACGTCATTCTGGCCAGACATCGCCACAAACTCGCGCCGATCAAGGTCGCGCATCTCTCGGTCCATTTCCTCAATGTCCGATGGGCGCATCTCGTGAACAACGATCTCCATCAGTCCCTCCCGATGCTAATGTCGGGCGCAACGCCCAAAATCGTGAAGGGCAGCGGCTTATCCTGCTGAATGATCAGCGACGTGTCTCGATCCCAAGAGCCGATCATCTTTGTCCGCTTGAAGCCTGTGTAAATCGGGACGGGATCGGAAAAGCTCTCAACGTCATGGCGCATTTCGGAGAGTTTCCCCCGATCCATCCCGACCATTAGCGGCGCGGTCTTCGACATATGAACCCAAACCTCGGGCGCGTTCTTGAGGCGGCCCATTGAGTGGCCGATGTCGTTCAATTCGATAGGCGCGGGCAGCGTCTCGATCTCGGACACATAGGGCAAGCCAATGTGCGCCTTTTCGAAATAGAAAGGCAGGGTCACCGCGCCAGACTGATCACCCGAGACATCTGTGACCGCCCGCCCATCTGCCAACACCGAGACCGTTTGACCGATCAGGTGATCTAGCCCCGTCACGGTATTGGTTTCGGGTCCCATATAGGTGATCCCGCAATCGACACCGAAAAAGTCTTCAACTGCCTCAAAATCACGATCGTGCAGCCTCTCAACGTATCTTTTGACCTCACCATCGACGGTGCGCTTTACGACCATGTAGAGCGCATCAAGAGGCCCTTCGCGGACGACGCAGAGGCTTTCCACAGCACCCCCGAAATCGTGGTGCGTCCACGCCCAAACTTGATGTTCGCGCTTATACGTAAGGGATGCGACTGTCCCGTCATCCATGGCGGCCCAAATGATCGAGTACGGATTTTTTTGAAAGGCCCAGTCGGTAATTTTCCGCTTTTCAAAAAAATGGTTCGCAAAGATGGTCAGGTCGTTCCCCGAATAGCCATCCTGTTCAAACCGGTATTGCATATCGCGAACCTGACGCCCCGTCCGGTCAACAAAGAGGATTGTATCATCAACCGCGACCGGCTTTAGGTCCGCAGAGCCCGAATAGCCGTGCTGTGTTTGCCCGGGACTCGTTGCGTCAAGCGTACCGTTTGGGCCTGTGACGGAATATTCGCCGCCCGATGTCAGGACCACAAGTTCGCGCAATTGGGTGATCCCTCGGATTTTGTTCACCTGAGCGCCCGTGATGTCCAGTTCAAGCGCATCGTCAGCCTTCAGGATGCGGCTCTTGGTGAAATTTTCATAGTCGCCGATCCGGCTCATCCATAGCGTTTCGGGCTGGGTCCGAGACCCCGCGAAAATCAGACGCTGCTGGAACAGTGTGACCTTAGACGGATAGTCATAGTCTGCCTCAAATAGACTTGGAGACTCGACCGGCGTTACAGAAAGATCAGGCGATATGTTGTCATCGATAAACTGAGGGTCTTCGGTGAATCCGATATAACCAAATACGCCTGAGCGCTCGCGATAGACGCGATATTCTTGGGCCGTCCCCGGCCATGAAATCGTATTTTCTGCGCCCTGCACATTGATTGCCTGAGCGCCCGTCACCTCACCAGCCGGAGCGGCGTACCCTTCGACGTTATCGATCACCGGTGCCACACGATAACGATAGGTCTCATCACCGGTGCCAGACGCCACAACTGAAACGCCGATAGGATTTTGACCTCCGTCAAAGCTCGTCCCGTCGTCAGTTATGGTCAGCGCGGACGTCTCAGCGATCAATCCAAAGCCAGACCCCTCCTTACGATAGACACGATAGGTGTCGGCGGAGCCTTGCCAAGAAAGAACCACTTCGGACTCTCCGGGATAAATCCCGTATCCCGTCGTTACCGAGACGGACGATGTTGGGAACCCCTCAACACCGCCCACGACGGACGAAACCACATAGGTGTGGGTGTACGCCGTGCCGTCATAAAGCGGGTCGATGAACCACTTCTCCGCTTGCAAATTGGTCGGTGCAGGCTGATCGCCAACATCCAACCAGTCGCTCGTCTGGATGTTCGGCTCGAGACGCACATCGCGGAATGACCATTCAAATTCACCTGTGCGGTCCATCCGCTTGGGGAAATAAAACCAGTGCGCGAAAAACACCGAGTCCACCGACTGAACATAGTCCAACTTAGGCAGGGCCAAGGTCCCGAATGGCGTCGCTGTTTCGAATGGTGCGCCGCCGTCTTCTTGCAGCACGCCATCACGGATTAGCCGCATTTTCTCGTCGCCCATCAACAGGACATAGCTTTCATCGTCATCACGCACGAACGGCAGGATTCGGTGGTATTTTGCGCTGTCCATCACCTCGCAGACAAACATGGTGCCTGCCCGGTTCGAAACGCCGCCGGAGGGATGAACAAATACGTTTTCCCCGACGCGCAGACCTGCGTCATATTTCTCGGTGTCCGTGCGCCCCCTGAGGCCCGGGCCAATGACCCCCGCGGCAAAGCTGGGCTGATAACGCGAGAACCCCATCAGACAGCCCCGCGCTCGCGCAGATAGTCCGGCGCGGTCATATATTCGATTTCCGGCGTTTGCTGCTCATCCCACGCCATCGCCATCTCCATCAGCGCGCCCATTTGCTGGCGGGCGGATTGGGCAAGCTGGGCTTTCTGCGTCAACGGCATTGCAACAGCCGCGGCAACACCGGCGGCAAGAGCGTCTTTGAACTTTTGCGGCATCCTCGTGGTATCGGCAATATCGCGGGTGAACTCGCAGGACGCGCCCGGAACGTCCGAATAGATGTCCTGATCGGTGACTTCCCTCTTGGTATCTGGGCTGCGCTGGCTCTCCAACATGATGCGAGCGATTGCAGGATCATTGACCCAATGGATCGAAAGACAGCCGGACGGGACCGCGTACCGGTACAACCATTCCGACCGATCATTCGTGATCAGGGCCAAAGTTTGGCGCCCAAGGGCGAAGTTCCACCAATGGGATTCGAGCATACCGCGCCGGACGCGATTGTAATGCAGCTTGCACAAGCGTGCCGCTGGAATCCTATCATCAAGCGAGGCGATCTCATCCTCGCCAAGATAGGTGGATAGCCCCCAATTGCAGATTTCGACCTCAGACATGACACCCCTCGGAATGATAGGTTCAGGCGCCCCGTAGGGCGCCCGAGATGTTATTTGGCGGCGTTTGCGCCTTCACCTTTGGGCGGACGCCCGCGCTTGGGCGCAGCGGCGGGCGCAGTCTTATCTCGCTGATTTTGTCCAGCAGCTCGCCGACTTCAACTTGCAGAAGATCCGCAGCCTCCATCGCGATCGCGCGTCCAGCCTCAGCATCGGCCAGCTTGGCCTTCAACTCTGCCATCTCCGCGTCCTGCGCATCGCCAACATCACCGGACGCCTCGCGCGCCTTGACCTCGTCGTCGGTCAGTTTGGCCATCCAAGACTCCGAGAACTGCGCCTCCTCAACTTTGAAGACGTCGCCGACGTTGGCCCAAGCCTTATTGGGCTTTTGACCAATTGCCGTTGCCTTCACCCAGATCAGGTCACTCGACATGGCCAGCCCCCACAGTCGAGCCGATCGCAACCGTGACTTTGCCCTGCGACGGGTTGGTGCCAGTCACGGTGAACCGCATGCCCACGTAGTCGGACAGCTGGATCGACGGGAAGTAGTTGAAGCCGAGCTGTTTGCCCGCAATCAGGTCGGCCAGCGGGATAGCCCCGGTCTCGGCCAGAACGGTGCTTGCGGACAGGTCAGCATTGTCCGAGGTCTCAAGCGAAACCTTGAGCGACGTCAGGTTGTCGAAATCCTCGACCACCTGCGCCAGCATGGGAAGCGGGGTGCCAGCCCCCCATTGAATGCCCATCGGAGCGCTTTCATAGGGAACAGTCCCGCGCGCTGGAACCGCGATCACGTTCTCCGAGATTGCGGTGGCAGTGATGGCTTGCGCGTCGGCAAGGACCAGATTTGCATCAAGAATAGCCATGGCTAATTTCTCCTTTCTTGCGCTTAAACAACGCGGGTTTCGGTGTTGACGAGCGCGTCGGTCTCGCGGATCGGGATGCCGCGATAGGCCATGACCTCCTTGCCCTCGACCTCCATCGGGCGCAGGCGGGCAAAGTTGTCCGATGCGCCAGCGTTGGTGGCCAGCCCGTCCAGCGCTTCGAGAGCGTCGCGGTTTGCGTAGATCACGGTATGACGGGGATTATCCTGATTGCGGATCTTGCTGATCCGGCGGCCATGAAGGCGATAGTACGCTTTGCGCATGAAACCGTAGAGATCGACATTGCCCGACGCGAGCTGCGATGCGTCAATGTTCGCGATACGCGAAACGGTGCGATAGTCTTTCAGGGCAAAGCCAAGATTGAGGCGGATCAGTTCCTCTTGGACATAGTAGGGGTCGCCGTTGTCGTCCGTGACGCGCTGCTCGCCCTTGTCCTCCTGCTTGATGCCGGCCATCGTACCCTGCGGATACAGGCCATGGAGGCCGGAGCCGCCCCACGTCACGAACCAGATCGACATATTGTCGGAGCCAGTACCGCCCGCATCGATGACCTGAGTGGCCGCACCGGAATTACCCAACTTCGAGAAGCGCGGGGACAGCCCTTTGGGCTTTTTCGCATCGACGGCGGGATCATGATAGAACATCGCGCGCACGGCTTCTTGCGCCATCGCTTCGATAAAGGGCTCGCTCTCAGAGCGGCGGATCGCGTCGCGCTTGTCGCCAGCGATGTCGAGAAGGCGCGTATCAACCGAACACAGCCCTTCGACAAAACCGGTCACGTCATCGACCTGTTGGGTGCCGGATTTGGATTGCTTGGTGCCCTTGTAAAGCTGACCCCAGCCAACCGAAGGCAGGCCGGTGCGGATCGTATGGGTGTGCTTGGTGCCGTCGTTGCATTCGGTCATGACAAAGTCATCAAAGACGTACTGCGACGTGTCATTCATCGTCTCAACGATGTCTGCGACAGCTTTCATTTTGCCTTCTTGGCGCTTGTAGAGATCTACCAGCCCCAGCATGGATTGGGAGAGAACAGCCATTGCTCAGGTTCCTTTATTTGTCGTAACGGGAAGAAAGTGCGTCGCCAGCGTTGCCGCCCGCGACACTCGGCATGTGAACGGCGTCGTCTGAAATCAGCCGACCGGCCTTGACGGCGAAACGAATGATCTCGGGGTGATTGCCCAGCCCGCTTTCATTCAGGATGCTCTTGAGCCCATCGGAGCCAAAAGTATCGATCGCCTTGATGGCGGTCGCGACGTTCTCATCGAACTTGTCGCCGCCAATGTCTTTGTCGGCACGGGCCTCATCCAGCCAGTTGCTCACCTGCGTGTTGAATTGCTCGACGCTCTCAACCGCCCCCGCTTGCGCGCGCTCGGCCTGCCACTGCGCCGCCCATTTCAGAGTTTCGGCGGGCGTGGCGTTTGGGTTTTCCGAAAGCCACGACGCGGCAGCGCCATTGAACACTTCGAAATCGGGGGCAAATGCCTCCATCCCCTCGGGAACGTCGATGGCAAATTCTTCGGGCTGCGTTTCGGTGTTGCTCTCCTGCTCGCCGCCATCGGTTTCTGCCTCGGGTGTTTCGGGGGAGGTTTCCCCCTGCTCCACCGGCGCCGCGGTGGCCTCGGTGTCATTCTGCGGGGCGTCGCCGCCCAATGCCGTTTCCGCACCGCCGCCAGTCTCTGCCTCGGCTTCGAACAGCGGGGTCGGCATGATCATGTCAATAAGTTTCATCTCGGCTTTCCTTTGTGATTTGAGACTCGGCAATAGGAAGGGCCCGGTCGAACCGGTCGCTCGCTTCGGTCATCATTTGAGCCCATACGTGTGGGCCGAATGGGAGGATGTGGCCTTTGAGGATTTTGAGGCCGACCGACCTCTCGCCCTCAAGGAATGCGGCCGCCGAATTGCCGGTGAAGGTCGTGGACATGATGTGGCACTTGTCCAAGATTGACCAAACCAGCAGGCGCCCCCATTCTTCTTGGAGAAGCTTGGCCCACGCGTTTGCAATTTCTCGATCGATCAACTCTGTGACCCGCAACAAAACGGCGTCCGACACGTCCATGTCATCCACGAGCCAATCGAGTTTGGGGATTTCTTCGATCATAGCGCCCCCCTCTGTCGCTCAAGCCCCTCTTGGCCACGCGCGCCAGCTTCGGAGATTAGCTTTGCAGCACCGGCAAGCGGTTGTGCGCTGTCGATCGCGGCTTGTTGTTGTGCCGCCTGCGCCCGCTGTTGGCGGATGGCTTGGATCTCGGGCTCGGAGTGCAGGATTTTGGGCGGGGGCCCAACTTGATCGGAGAACTCACGCAGCGCTTCGTCGGCATTCAGGCCGTCCAGAACCTCGGGTTTTACCTGCGCCAGAGAGCCCGCAAAGCCGATGGTGCGCTCAATCGCGGCCACACCCACGGCGCGCTGAGCCTGAGCGAGAAGCGAGATATATTCGACCTTGAGGGCCTTGCCCTGCATCGCCTCAGGCGGCGGCGGCAAAATGCCCGCCTCCTGCATATAGTGGAACGTCGCGCTGATGATCGGCTGCAAGAGGCCGTGATCTAGGCTTTCCAGCACGGGTCCCAGAACCAAAAGCTTTTCCTGGTGGCGCTCTGCGATCTCGGTTGCGGTAACCTGACGACGATCAGAGCCCGCCGTCATCAGGAACAAGTCCTCAAAGAACGCGGATCGAATGCGCTGCTGCGTCTCGTAAATGTCGGTGGTGCGATCGGCGACGGTCGGGCGTACTTCGTGGATCGGGCGAAGGCCGCCTTTTTGCAGGTCTGCGCTATCGACCGTCGTCATGCCGCCCGGGACAAGGCGCATCCGCTTTTTGAAGCCCGCGGGTGCCTGCATCGGCGGCTTATACGAGAGCTTGATCGCGGTTGCCTTGTCAATGTGCTGGCCTTGCAGCTGCACAGCGTCGCCGAGCGCGTCCATGCCCGGAGAGGAAACAGAATACGCGTCGCCCTGAACGGCCTCCCAACGCGGGGCCAAGATCGGGTTCACCCCGAAGCCCGAAACGCTCAGAAACTTGTCGCCGGACTCGCTCTTTTCCCAGTAATAGCTGGCCACCGGCTTTTGGGTGCCAAGCGGCGATTTCGGGTCCCGAACCATGCGGCGCTCGATCGCGTGGCACACCTCGACGCGAACATAAAGACGGTTGTGGGTGTAAAGGTTCTGGACGCTTGACGAGCAGTTCTCAATTCCGAACTTCTCCACAACCTGCTTGACGGTCATCGGCACATCTCGGTGCAGGACATCGACGTCGCCACGCTCATTTTCGCCAATGCGGTACAGCCCCATTTGGAAGCCGTAAGAGCGCACGACGTCATCAAAGTCGCCGATGATCATGCCGCCGAAGGTTCCGAAGAGCCCGAGGTCCGTATAGCAAGCGTCGAGCGTCCGATATACGTTCGATCCGCGCAGGACGGCATACATGCGGGTTTCGACCGTGTGCATGTAGCGCTTGACGTCCGGGTCATCCATTGCGGACTCATCATAGAGACCCAGCTTGAACCACGCGCGCGACGGTGACGTGATGCCCGACATAAGCCCCGCCTTGAGGGTACGCAGGCCGCGCCGCGCCGTGCTATCGATGATCTTCTTGTTCAGGGTCGACTTGTTGCGCGCCTCACCAAGCGAGAAACGGCCGCGCGTCGGCTGAATCCAATCGCGCAGTTCGCGGAAATGGGGCTCGAACACAGAATACTCCGCGTCCATCCCGCTACGCCGCTGAACCAGATCCTTGATGGTGACCGCTCGATCCATGGGTTAGGCCCCTAAGATCGTGCGCTTGCGGTTGACCGGCGTGTCGGTGATGCCTTCACCACCGGTCAGGATTGTACCCCGGCGCCCTGTCTGGCCTTGGTTCGCCTTGTTGGCGTCCTTGTAGACGGGCGACTTGCTCTCTTGGTACTGCGTGACTTTCGGAATGCTCGGCTGAGGGCACATATTCTTTCCCCGCTATTGTTCGGGGAAAGAATACCGGCGGAGTGCCCGAAAAATTATGGTGGGGAAGCCCCGACCTGCAAAAGAATGTAGTGGCTTCGGTGGCGCAGAACGTCGGGCATGGAATGGCTTGAGTGCAGGCAATGACCCCGCAGCCTAGCTTTCGCGCCCCCTTGGGGTTTTTCGGCTGCGGGGGACCTTTTCAACAGGTGCGTCGAACGAACCAGTTGTGACCACGGAAATAGTATAAGCAAAGTCATTTTTGCACAAGCACCGAAAAAGCGCAAGGGATTATCGAAATCACTCCCCTGTCTGCACACGAACATTTTCCGTTAAGTTTAGATTCGCCAATCGTGCGACGCCTTCTTTCGTAAGCCATCCGCCCCGCAGGTTCACCCCGAATTCAATACTGCCCCGGTCGAGCTCGCGTATCATCGCCGCCCAAACGACCTTTCTCGGGGCGCCCGTTTCTCGCATCAAAACCTCGTCTGCGGGGTAACGCTCCCCGTGCGGTCTCGAGTACACATCCAGAACGAGCCTTTCGGATATGTCCGACCTTTTCCCCCTCCTGCGCGCGTCACCCAGTGATTTGTCCCT